ATTTTGTTAATTTATATAGGTTTAAAAATCGTGCAGTTGTGCACTTGAATTCATTGATTGAGTTATCTGAGCTAGCCTTAGTAACTTGATAAATAACCTTGCCACCCTTATCTGAGATAGGCATCACTAACTGGTCTCTAGTTAGGTTCTTGTACGTTTTGTTTAGTTCAATCATTTCTTATTGTTTAAATTGTTAAATTCCTCTTTGCTTACTTTCCTAACATCTAGTTGATCATAGTTCTCTGTGACCAAAATACAATAGTCATGACCTGACTTATTGAATGTCTTAGCTGAGTATCTAGCATACTTAAGATTCTCTAGGCTTGACTCAATAATGAAGTAGGATTTTTCCATTAGTACAACCATCTTAAGAATTTTCTAATCAATCCTACCTGAGGCTCAGGTTTATCAGAGAAAACAACAGTTGTTTTTCTTTTTCGAGTCTTTGGTGCTGGTGGTGTCTGTATAGATTTCATTTCTTGTCTTTCTATAAAATTTATTTCTTGTTGTGTTTCTTGTCTTTGTTGTCTTTGTTGTTTTTGTTGTTTACTAAGTATTGAATTATACTTTCTAAATTCAGTAATTAACTTAAGAGTAACTGGTATTTTTTCATTCCATTTTAAAAAATCACCTTCATAATAAATAATATTTTTTGATTTTAAAAATGTTGTCCAATATCTGTTAATTTTATGTTTTGCAATTAAAGGATATATATTTTTTATATCATTATTTGTAATTTCTTCTTTAATATTAATTATAGAATTAAAATAGTGCAATGTTGTTTTTTCTTTATTGTATCTCATCTTACTTACAGTTTAATTGTTCAATATATTCATTATAGTACTCTGTACAAGCTGTTAGCCTCTCTCTAATGGCTTCTTCTGTTGAAATGTTGCGTTCATACCTTAAGACTGTCATTCTCTTTCTAGGGTCAATGTGAGATACTTTGTGAATAGTTTTGTTATCCCAGTCTGAAAGTAGAAAGTCATCTGTATCAATCATGCAGTAGATTAGCTCAGCTGATTCCTTGTCACATAGCATCATGTAGCCTCTCAACTGCCATTCATAATCTTTGTTAATGCCTTCAGCTGATATAGCTGGGAAAGTCTCTAAAGACCATGAAGTCTTAATGTCAATGATTGAATTGTCCAGGATAATATCAGGTGTACCAATTAGGCAGTCATTCTCAATAGTTTCTTCATTCTTGATGTAGAATGAGTCTCTAATCTGATTGACTAACTCTATAGACTCGTGCTCCCAGTCAGTGCCTTTCTGCATTGCTTTTGTAGATACAAATGAATTGTAGCCAAAGAAGTCCTCTTTTGCCTTGTTAGCTATGTAAGACTTAGTAGTCTGACTTAATACTTCTGACTTAGTGCGTGACTCAGTCATAAGTTTACCTAGGGATGATGGATGCCATTTCATAATGCTTGTAATTGTTGTTTGGTTAAATTGAAATCTGCTTTTAATTTTTCTGCTGTGTACTTTCCTGATTCGATAGACTTAAGAGCTTCCTTGAATCTGTCATCTGTTAGAGTTGGCTTAGTGGCTGATGCTACTGAGTTACCATCATCATCTACAGCTTGAAGGCTCAGAAGTGATTGTAAAGTTGCTCTTCTGTAGTAGGTAGTTGCACTAATCATTTTTTGTGGATCAATGTTGTCAGGTAGTGTTAACCATGACTCAATCATCTCACCTGACTCAATGTCAATTATCTGAGTGCTCAGAATCTTATCATGGATAGGTTGTAATAGGAGCAGTCCATTCTCATGAAGGATAGGCTCAACTGTCTCAAGCAATGCATTGATGTCAGCATAGCTTTTTTTAAAGTGAGGATTGGTGGAGTTCTTAACTACCTTGCCAATGCTCATTTTTGCCTTGTGAATCTTAGTCCACAATGGCACTTTGTTTGGTTCTGTTTGCATGTATATATATTTAATTGTTTACAAATGTAATAATAATTTTTAGTTGTGCAACTATTTTATTGATTTATTTTATCATACCATTCAATAAACGTATCAAAGTCTCTAGCAATGTAGTAGATACCTTTTGCACTCTCTATCTTTTCTTGATATTGTTTCTGTACTTCTGACTGAACATCACGCTTGTACTTCACTTCGATCTTGACTGACTTGCCATTGATAGTAGCTGAGATGTCAGCTGTGCCTTTAGTACCTTGACCTGGTGTCCACTTACCGGGCAACTGCTTAGTGTATGCTATCTCACCAGTTCCTACTTGAATCTTCTTACCTTCTCTGTATTGACCTTGACTGCCTATCCTCTCAGCTTGATTGCCAGTTGCATTGATGTAGAACATTATTGACTTAGTCAGGCTGTTAGCTGAGTTATCTGACCATTCTGTAGATGGTAAGTACTTTGGATTCATTGATGACTTAGCCATCATAATCTCAAGCTCTAATGCCTTGAGTTTTGCTTTGTTTTCTTTGGTCATTTAATATTGATTTTATAAGATTCAAATTTCTGTTTTAGTTGATCATTTTCTAGTTCTAAATACTTTAAGTGTGCATGTATTTTATTAAAATGCTCTTGTATCATTAGCATTCTATTGTAAGTCTTCTCAAATCGCTTAATTATAGCCTCATTTGGTATCTCTTCATTTTGCTTCTTGATTAGATTTCTCTCAACATCAATCAACATTTCATTTAAAAAGTACTCACTTCTTTTATACTGAGCTTCTAAAATGTAGCTGATATCAACTTTCTCAAATGCTTTCTCCATTTCTTGAGTCTCGGTTATTATTTCTTTTATTGTCCTCAAAATCCTGCTTTTTTATTTAATTCGTCCCAAATATCAGGGATCACTTCTTTAATAATAGGTATTTCTATTTTGATAGGTTGTTGTATTTTTTCTATAATAAAGAATTTTAATACTCCATTAGATTTTCTTTCTTCAAATGGTATTTTATAAAATTCTAAATATGCTTTTAAACCAATTGTTAAACGATTCTGAGTGTATCCAAACTTTTTCAACTCAGGATAAGCTAACATAAATTTGTCATAAATATCCTTAATTGAAACCCAATCATTTTTAATAATTGTTTCTACAAATGAAAATAACTCATTTCCGATTTTATCTTTTAGTTTTCTAATACCTAAATTTTTAGGAGCTGATTTAACCAGTCCAAATTGTAAGTATTTTCTAACACATTCTATCATGTAATTATCAAACCTTGCCCACTCCATTGAGTCCCAGTCATTGAATAATTCGTTTTTAAAATAGTCCTTAGGGGTGTTGTTTGCATTAAAGAAAGTACTTAGCTCAACTTCAAACTTTCTAGCTTCGTGTGAGCCTGAATCTCCCTTCACAGTGTAATTTGTAGTTATCAAAATCTTTGGACTTTCTTCAATAGGTAAATGAATGGCATCTTTGCCCTTATACTCAATTGTTAACCCCTCTGTAATGACACTAAATAGCTTTTCAAATGGAAAATTTCTAATAATATCATCAAATACTAATACTTGGCAGTCAGTTGAAACACTTTGATAAGGAAAAGATTTTCCAAAACTAAAAGTTTTACCATCAATAGATTGAACTTTCTTAAGGTTTTTTAAAGCATTCCAAAATAAACCTTTACCACTTCTACCATTTGGCTCATCTGAAATCATCTCATCGTTAAGAACTATAGCAAAATTATCAGTCTTTGATTTATAGGAGTGAATTAAATAACCAATAATTGATTGAAACGTATTGTATCTATTTACATCCTCACCAGCTATTTTCCAAATAAACTCACGATATTGTGAAGTGTGATGATCGCATTCTGTGTAGTCACGTTTAATTATTTGGTCTTTCCAGATTGAAATACTAACATCATTGTATTGAATCAACTCACGATTATCTTTAGTAGTCTTAACAATGCAATTATTATAGAATAAATAGCTTGTATCTCTGTCATCTTTAAATATTTCAACTTCAATACTATTTATCATTGATAAAAACTCACGTTTAAAAAACTTTAAGTTACCAGACATTAGATTGAATACTCTATCTTCAATATTATTATTTTCAATGTAATCTAAAACAAAATCCTTTACATCAATTTCGTTTATTATCTCTAAAAATATGCCATTCTTTTGAATTATAACAAAGGAACTGGATGCATCTTTAGTAGGTTTATACTTATAAAAATTGTTATTAGAAAGAAAGTGTTTAAATAGCTTGTTGTTTAAGGAAGGTACTCCCTTTTCTGTAAAACTCCAGAATTCAATTTGTTTATTCATAATTCATTTTTTATGCCCTTAAATGATAAAACCCCTTGAACTTTTGCGGGGCATCGCTACTCATTCAAAGGGTTTCTAATAATTTCTTGAATGTTCATGCCCGAACTGTTTGCAAATATAAATATAATTCTAATATAAAAAAGTAAAAGTTTAGAAAAGTTTAGAAAAAATGTTTTTACTCATTAACTATTTGATATTTAACAACTTATAAACCAACAGTAAAACTTCATTTTTCAAACTTTTACTGCTTAAATCTTTATTTATCAAATAGTTAACTATAAAAAGTAAAAGTTTGCATTAGATTTTAAAAAAATATTTTTGGAATTATCCGCTATATTATAAAGAGTTGACATTTCACTCAAAACTTTTACTTTTCGCTGTAACTTATTGAACATCAGCATCAAATACAGTAAAACTTTGCTTTAAAAAACTTTTCTAAACTTTTCTAGTTTTACTTTACACCTGTCTTTCTAAGTACTGGTCATTAGCTATTCTCTCCTTAATTATCCTTAAATCTGTGGTGTTGTTGCAATTGATAACATCATCAAAAATAGAGTACTTAGGTAGTTCAATTGGTGCTTCACCAGGATAGAGATAGTATTTAAGCTCAGCTATAGCATCATCATAAATCTTGTCACAATTTTGAAATTGATTGTCTACATTAAGTCCATGCATGACAGTGACGTGATCCTTTTCAAGCATTCTACCTATTTCTGACAAGTTCAATCCTAATTTTTTTAGCTCTGAGAATAGATAGTATCTTTTATATACTATCCCTCTACTTCTTTTTGTACTGATTAGATTGTGAAGTTCAATCATGTATTTGATTTTTTCTATCATTTTATAATTTTTTAAGATTTTTAATAATTAATTCTAAACATTTTACTACGATGCTGTTACCAGCTTGTTTGTACGCTTGTGAGTCACTTACTGGCCATGTGAATGTGTCAGGAAAGTCCATTAATCGAAAGCACTCTCTAGGGGTTAGTCTGCGGATTTTGAAATCCTTTTTGACAATTGGTGGATTTTTACCAGTAAAGTTTTCTTTCCAAGTATCTCGCATCATTGCCATAATAGCTGGTGAATTACCATCTTGTCTCCATCTGAAACCTTCATCAGAACGATAATCTCCCACCATCACACCTTGACTACAAGCTGTGTCCAAAGTCTGTGCTACTTCTTTACCAACTCTACCTCTTCGAGTATCTGAGGATGCAAATCCAAAATTAATTGAGTCACCTTCAGTAGCTTCTTCGTATCCTTTTGCTGTGCCTGATTTGACTTTAAGATATTCACCATCAGTTGGATTCTTAGCATAACCGGTCATTACACAATTTGCAGTATTCTTTGACTCAGAATCAGTCCATCCAATTGATCTTTCAGCTTTTGTAATTGTATCAATGCGTTCTTGACTTAAAAAATACTTATCATCAACATCATTCTCAAGTACATCTTTAAGTCTAGTAGTCAAATACTCTTCTTTTGGATATTGAAAGTCATTATCTGAGTCATCTCTGATACCAATCAAGAATACTCTCTCTCTATTTTGTGGCACATTGTAATGTTTAGCATTAATTACCTTCCAATACAAGTGATAAGGTACAGCATCATCTGTAGGAAAAATAGTAGGAGCACCATTAACTGATTTTCCACCTAAGTAGTTTATCCATTCTTGAAAAGTATTTCCATTATCATCTGAAAGCAATCCTTTGACATTCTCAAATATGAAATAACGAGGTTTATTTTCTTGGATAAATTCGTGTGAATTAAAGAATAGAATACCTCTTTTATCTCCCTTACCTAATCTCTTACCAGCTAAGCTAAACGCTTGACATGGCGGTGATGTCATGTAGATGTCAAGTGACACAGGTGGAATCTCTCTATCGTAAACATTTTTTGGATAGTATTTTGGCTCACCATAATTATGAATGAAGGTCTGCCTTGCATACTTGTCCATGTCACATGCGAAGACTTCTTCAAAGTCAATACCTAATCTTATCAAGGCTTGATTGAACGCACCAACACCTGAGAAATCACTTCCTACCTTTATCATAGCTCCTCAATTTTTAAGATTAAACCTATCCATCTGTCCACTATCAGGAATGCATGTTGTTGATCGTATGCCTTCACTATCTTGAAGGACTTGTCTTTCATTGTGACTTTGTATGTTTTCATTTTTAGCTCTTAAGTAATTAATGTATAGTAGGATGTTAAAGTGGCCTCTTTTAGCCCAATAACTTTCAATATCAGCTAAGTTCATGGTCATCAATTTCTCCATTGTTACATCCACACTCTTCTTCTGTGTAGTGAATTTCATTACCAAATGTGCAGTAGTGTACCTCAACTACTCCATCTCCATTGCAGTCAGGGCAAATCATAGCTCACAAGTTTTGATGGTTGTATACTTTTTATACTTGAATGTGCTTTTATTTCTCCTAGTAGGAGCAGTCAAGTTGAACTGTTTAATCATCATGTTGTAAGTATTCCAAATTGATTTCCATCTTGTTGCTGGCTCAGAGTCTTTACCATAATGATCCATAACAAATAGGTACATGTCCCAGCTTTTTTTCTCTTCTTGAATGATGTGATTAATTAAATTTTGCATGTTACTTTGATTTAAGGGTTAAAATTTTGATTGTTGCTACTATGCTGTAAAGCACTAATAAGTATACGATTTTTCCTTCCATGATTTATTGTTTTGGTTAATAATTATGAAACAAAGTTAGTAAGTCTTTTCATATATGCAAACATTTTAACATATTTTAACATTTGATAGCATAAAAAAACCCTCTTAGTGTGCATTGTGAAGAGGCAAAGAGGGTGTGTTATTGTAACCAAACAATATACATGCGTACAAATATAACTATTTTTTTCTTCTAAGCAAGAATTTTATTAACTTACCTACAAATCCTGACTGCTCATTTACATCTACATTCACTTCACCATTGGTCACTTGTACATCTACCTTCTCAGTATCTACTTTTAAGCTCTTAGAATCACTTTCTTTATGGAAGTTTACGTCTACTTTAGGAGTGTCAACTTTAACGTCTGTAACACCATCTTTGCGAGTCACTTTAATATCTACATTCTTAGTATCAATGTTAATATTGATGTCTTTTTTCTTTTTTGGCTCTTTCATTATGCTTCGTTATTACTTATTCTACCTTGACTCTCTAATTTTATGACTCTTACATTAGCTGGTTGTGCTATTTTCCATGCTGTTCTTCTAGCTTCATGTAGCCTTACCTTAGCAATCCTCATGATGCTAACTTCATTGCCTTGATTTCCACCAATGATATGATAGTGAGTCTTATCTTCACCAACATAGATACCAACATGTCCACCACCATCACGCTTGAAGGTTAGTACATCACCTAGCATTGGTTGATTGACGTGTGTGCCATACTTAGCCCAGTTCAAAGCCCACAATGGACTATCTACTACCTCAACACCAGCCTTGTGAGCACAGTAAGCAATGAATAGACCACACCAGGGAATCTCATCATTAGTGTATGCCTTAAGTCCAAGTTCAATTGCCCATGATAAAATGATAGGGTTGTGATTTTTACCTATAATTTCTCTAGTGCCTATCAAACTGACAGCTTGCACTAAGATTCTAGGAGCTTTCTCCTCTTCTAACCAACTATATTTCATAATAATAAATTGCAATTAGTCCTAACAACATACCACATACAGATGCTAACAGAATTTCCATTATTTTTGAACTGTCAATTGTGAAAGTGTAGCTCCTACTGTGCCGATTGTAATTAAATAGCCAGCCATTTCTATCACCATAGTAGGTAGTGTAAATGGTGAAGTCAATAAGACAGCTCCAATAGTACCAATAGTTATTGATAAATTGCGAACTCTAAGCCAAAAATTAGGAGTCTTGGCACACCATCTGTCTCTTAGTGTCATCTTGTTATCTGTATTTCGATTAGTTTCTTAACTGATTGAGTTAACTCACTGATGTGCTCAGCTAAATGCTTGATTTCAAGCTGTGTCATTTTCTCAATTGAGTCACTTCTGAATCTTGCCTCATTGTCTACTAGATCAATCTTACCTTTCAACTGACTTACATCACTGATAATTTCTTTCTGCTCATTTACCACAGCCTTTATCTCACTATGTACAGCTCTAAGAAAGTATCCAATAGCTGATAAAAGTACTGTAATAATTGTAAATGCTATCTCGTTGAATGCCATTAGAGTATAAGTATTGAATTGTTATAACCATTTTCTCTCATTCCACCACAAGGGCATCCACTATGACATTGACCAACACAATTGCAAGAGCATTGGTCTATCATTGGTCTAAGGTCAGTGTCTCTGTTAGTAGCATCTGTGAAGCCAGGATAAAGGTCTTTATTAGCTATAAGATATCTAATCAATCTCTGCTCATAAAATGATGCCTTTTGTGCATAGTGCTCCATACCAAACGCCACCTCACTTCTGCTCACTGATGCTGAGAAGTCACCGAACTGTGTCTGTAGGCCTTTATTCTTTAGCTGATAAGTTAAACCAAAGATAGCATCCTCAGCACTTCTCCAAGCTATTACTGGTTGAATAAAGGTAACAAGTGTCTCCTCATCATTGGTAAGAGTCTGAGCATTGTAAGCTGCAAGTAAATAGTTGTAGTATGTTGTCCCTAATATTGGCATCACTCTAAGCTGTGCCTGAGTAGCTATGTATGGAGTCACATCAGTCACATCTACATTGGCTGTTATTGGTGTGTTGACCTTTAAGTAGGTTTCTGTGATAAAGTAGATCATAGTGCTGGTGTTTCAATTGGTATTACGTCACCACCTTCAATAGGAGGTAAGGATGCAAGTGAGCGAACTTCATTAGGTGTCATTGCATTAAGTACTTTTGTAGCTACTAATGGACTTAAAGAGTTAATTGCGTCTGCTGTCTTAGATGCATCACCTTCAATCTCCACAATTGTCTCATTGATAATTTGAAAGTTGTTGATAGTGTATTCACCTGGTATCTTAGCAATCTCCAAAAGCTCATTTACTATCTCCTCAACTTGATATCTCAATGGCATGACAACATTTTTCTCAAATATGACATACGCCTGCTTGATATCAGCACCTCCACCTAGTGCTCCAGTAGTGCGAACACCCATAAGTATAGGATCAATGGTGTGAGCAAAGCAAATCTGCTCAGTATTCAAAGCTGATGCCTCGTGAAACAGCTTATCATTGCCATTAGTAGGTAAAGATTCTATTTTTGGTAATTGGTCAGCTGAGTTAGCAAAGAATGCTACAGCCTTACCAGCATTAGCCGCACCTTTTAACCTATCAATTGTGTGTTTAATCATTGACTTTTCCTCTTCTGACTGTGGTCTCTTAGGGAACATCATAGCAAATGAAGGAAAAACACTATTTTGTATGTTGCTTTTTGCGAAATAGCTCAACTCTCCACTAAGGAAAGCAAAATTTAGAGCACTAGTGTATTGTGGTAGTGGATACCATTCTTGACCTAGTGTCATAATCT